TTTTCTTCTCCTTTTTTTTATAAAGTAAACAGTCGATTGTTTATCAATAAAACATTCAAAGTAAATAGTAGTATTTTTTGCCAAACGAACTATTATTCTTTATAAAAAGGATCAGAACCAGAAGGATTTCGTCTTTCGAACTGATCATCAAGTATTACTCGTTCTCTAGATACTTTTAGATTAACGATATTTTCGTAAGTCTTAGCGATATTAGAGTCTTCGTTCATGTCGCCGCCCATTAAATATCCTAAGACATTAAATGTTACAGTTGAATTAAATATTCTCTCTTCTTCATCTAACTTAGCAGCATTATTATCGTTAGAGAACGTGCCATCAATAAATGCTTCAAATAAGTGATTATCATGTTGTATCGTAACGTACTTATGATTTCTTCCCATTCTATTTGCAGCAGATATAAAAGGAGTTAATAATTGGTTCATTTGTTGTGCGTATTCAGTCCTTATGTGTATTTCATATTTTACATTAATGTATACAGGTATTGGTACGTAAACGGTTTCGTAAACAGTCTTATCTTTTAAGTTCGGTGGGCGAGTGTCAAACATGCTAGCAATTTTAGAAGGAAACTTTCTTTGGCTTTTAAAGTTTACATCTGAGACTCCAACATCGTCACCTGCGCCATTCTTTTTGGTGTTCTTAGCCGCTTGAAACTGACTAGTCTTGTCTTGAACGATTCTTCTTCTGACTGGTATATAGCCACCTACACCATAATCAGGTATATTAGAAGGTATTGGAGACTTGGTTGGATCTTTTTGAATTTCTTTCCTTTCGATCGTGATTAACGGAATCGTCAACAAACCTTCAGAATCTCTTAAGGTTAGATCATTCTTTATTTGATAAGTTCTCTCAGCCCCAACCCACACAATAGGTGCTGGAACGAAACCCTTATTTGTCAACGAGTGCAAATTAAGAGATTCTAAGTATCTCAATAGTGCAGCGTCTATTGTTTCAATTGTCGATGGCTGAAATTCTAAACCTATATCATTCTGCATTGAATAACCCCTCTCTTGCCCTGATACACTTGGCAGTGATCTCTAATCTATGCTCAATCTGCCCATAGAGTCTTTTTGGCTCTTGAAGGGTGACTATCTGATAAAACAGGCTTCCGTAAAGAACAAAATCTCCTTCTCTTACATATAAGTCTTGATCTTCTGTTAATCTTCTCTTGTGAAAGTGTACTACAATCGTTGATTGCTTGTCAATTCCAATTTTATCTGTATATGAAGACTGAATACCTTCCCATTCAATTAGAGCATGTACTCTGATGGGAGGTAGAAAATTCTTTTCGATTGCTTCGCCATAAATTGGGTGAAAGTTAGTAGTATTATAATCAATTGGATAATATGCGACGGTTTGTCCAATGACTCTTTCAATTATTTCGTCATTGACTTGCTTAACAAGATCACGTTCCTTTTTTCCTGTAAATAAGGGAGGAGGTGCTGCTGTTGGTTGTGTCCATTTATTATCTTTCTTTGACATTCAGTTACCCCACAAATATCGTCAATGGAATTGCTTTCTGTAACGCTCCAGCGTTTTCAACAAAGTTCTTGTCGTCTTCCGCCAACTTCGTGTATGTCAATTCATCTAATAATTTAATCATTTCGTCTCTGAGTGCGTTCTGTTCCTCTTTTGCTTGTGATAAGAGAGAATCACCATTAAGACTAACAGATTCGCCCGGAATGGGGATAACGTTACCAAATTTTGAACGAACTTGTCCAAGAGTTTCTTTCGATAGTGCAAGCGAATACCTCCTAATCCATTGCTTACCAATTGAATTGATATTCACATATGGAATATTCTCAAATGGCAGTGTATTCATGTTGTTGACACCTTTGATCCCGATATCTGCACCAGCAGTAAGGTAAGGTTCTGCTGGAATAGTGAATTCAAACCAATATTTTGCTGCAGTTACACTGTTTGGTGTAGGAAATAGCCTTAGGTGGTTGTTTCTGAGTTCATATGAGAAGTGGGAGTTTCTTGTATATATGGCATCCTCAAACATTGCTGCTTGCATTTTGTTCTGCCATGTTGGGATTACTTCAAATGTCGAATCATCAGAGAACTGTCCATAACTTGAAAGGTTTCCGACGGCATTCAAGCCACCGTAGTATCCATAGAATCTCCACATTGCATTTGGAGTCTTATAATATACCTTTCTTACCTCAACTTTCTTATTGCCCACCATTCCTGCCCATGGTACTACATTTCCTGTTCCGTTGTCTTTTCCAAGAGCGGAAGATGCAGATAAAATGCTTTGAAGATCGTAGTCTTGTGTATTGGCAGTTGTGTTAAAAGAAGCAGAGTAGATGTTAACGTTACCTCCAACTCCAGCATCGACACCAACTCCGTCAGAGATGCGACGTGCGTACGCAAATTCAAACCTAGGGAACCTTTGTTGGACTCCGGTACCCGATAGCCTAGTCTTAAGATCGCTGTCCTTTAAAGTACCATCAGAGTCGAATGAGCCCGTAGTGGTTCCGAGCAAGTCTGAGAGAATGTTCTTTGCTTGATGCGAGTTGACAATATAAGAATATTCTAATACCGCCTCTTCATAATTCGCATATATGGTAGCCTCTGTTATCTCTAGATCTAATACATCGCCACCTAGTTTCTTAAATGTATAAGCAACTTGATCTGCGGCACCAGACAAGAAATCACTCTCAATTGCGTATATCCCTAATGGCAGTGCATCAGAAACATTTGCCACAGTCCCAACGGACGGCAATACAATCACAGACGTCTGTTGTTTGGGCGTAAGTGTAGGTTTTGACATTCTCTAACCCTCCGTTACTATAAATAGTCAGACAAAGGATAAAAGGTTAGTCTTTGTCTACAGCCTTCTTTTTAGTCTTAGCCTTGGTGGTTCTTCTTTTTGGCTTAGATCTAGTGATAGTCTTTTTCTTCAGCATTACCTCTTGTTCTGCTTTTAGCGTTGCTTCTCTTTCTGATCTCAATGTTGCTTCTCTTTCTGATCTCAATGTTGCTTCACGTTCAGCCTTAAGTTTTGCTTCAGTTTGTGCTCTGAGTTCTGCTTCTTGTTCTGCTTTGAGTCTAGCCTGCTCTGCTTGTTCTTCTAGCCTTTTTATTTCTAATTCTTTTTCTGTGGGTATTCCCAGTATCTTTCTTCCAAGTTCCCAGCGTTCTGGGCGTACATTCTTAAACTTTGGATTAAACATTGATCTTCTCTTGATTCCCATAAAATACTCCTTTTGTATACAATAAATAGTCTTTTAAACAAAAAACCCCCAATCCGAAGAAAGGGGGAAGTTTGTAATCAATAAATTAATTTTAACTGTCGTTTGCTGCTTCAACCTTAGACTCATCACCGTCTGCGTCAAATTGTGTTGCAATCCAAGAAGTTGCACTAACACATACGCATCTAACATATGTAATTGTACCAGCGATTGCCGACTCGAAATTGGCTCCGGTACCACCATTAATGCCAACAGTAGTTGGTGAACTTGATCTAAGTTCATATCCTGTCGTTCCGCTCTCTGTCAAGTAAACAATTGTTCCCGGAGTAGGTGTTGGTAAGATAGCGATATGATTTACATCACTATCAGCGTCGACAGTTACAAATGAAGTACCGTCGGCGATTGCAGTACCAGCATCAGCCGCAGTGACTGCGGTTGAGATGACTTGTACTCCTTTAAGTCCAGAAATAATAGATCCTGCACCCATTACTAGTTCTCTTTTTAAATTTTCCATTAAGGCTTCCATTCTCGCAAGCCCGATTCGTTTTGTACCCATAGTTAAAAACCCTCCTTTTGTAATCATGTCCCTGCACTTAACGTGCTAGGGGGTAGATCGTTGTCTACCCGATAACTTGGTATGAACATTATGTTCAATATAAATAGTACCTGTGGCACTCATAAGCAATAAAAAAAAAGCCCATAGAATTTCTATGGGCTTTGAGTAGTGAATTATCACAAAATGCGACTAACTATTAAGAAGTAGCACCGGCTTCACCAAGCATTCCACGAATAACAACCAATCCGTACATATCCGGACGAACCATCTTCTTGGCGTAACGAGTCATTACACCTTTACGAGGAACGAAGTCCTCTGTTCCGAAGATAGTCGGAGTTACTTGCAATGGTACGTATGGGGCATACACATATCCACTTTCGAGGAATGAGTTACCTTTACGTCCTACAAGTACCACGTTACGTGGGAAGTAAGGATCAACCATAACGTCGAACTTCTTAGAGATAGATCCAACATTTACAGCACCAATAGTACCTTTCTCATCAGCATGAGAGATATTTGCACGGAATCCAGAAGTGAATTCCAAGATGTTAGCAGTCTCCGGTCCGCAAACCAAGAAGTTAGCACCACCACGCAATGTCTTTCTGTGAATCTGAGCAGATACGTCATTGATTGTTTCAATCAAAGTTTCATACCATTCAGAAACTGTACCAGTGAAGTCAGGAGCAGCAGAAGATGCACCAATTTCAGCGCCAGTTGAACGATTTACGAACAAACCAGGTGAACGACTCCAGTAATAAGTAGCAGCCTTCGCTCCACCAATCAAGTCACCCAAGATCTCACGATCAATTTCCAAAGCGATTTGCTCTGAAAGGATAGAAGTCAATTCAACTTCAGCATCCAAGTTGTGGTAAGCATTCAAGTCTTGCCCCAATTCAGGACTCCACTTTGCTTTCAACTTCTTGGTTACTGCTGTTACAGAAACACTGTCAACTTTGATCTCAATCTCTGGGATCTCTGTTGCGTTCTCAAGTCCCCAAGTATCTTGTGGCAAAACTGCACCAAGAGAATTAGAAGAACCACCAAAATCATCAGCAGCCACGAAAGTGTGTGAGATAGTAGCGTGTTCATGATAAATAGCCGTTTCCGCTTGAGATGACGTGAAGAATAGCAAAGCGTGAACGTTAGTTGTACCAGACAAACGAGTTAATCTTTTAACTTGACGTAAACGAGTAGTGTTTAAACCGTTTGTGCCGATATCCCCAGGCAATCCTT